GGTGCAGAGTGCGAATACGGTCAACAACGCAGGCGTCACCTGGACGCTGATTGGGTCGATGTCGGCGGGGTCGGGGACCTCGGGCGACATCATCTTCCAGACCGGCGTAAAGAGCGGAGTCTCAGGAACCAAGGCCACCCCTACTACAGCACTGACGATCAAGGGGGAGACGCAGGCTGTTCAACTTGCGTCAGCTAGCCAGCTGAATTGGAATGCCGATACCATCCTCCTGCGTGATGCCGCCAATGTGGTAGGGCAACGCAATGGAACTACTGCGCAGGCGCTTCAAGTATATAACACCTACACTGATGGTTCTAATTATGAGCGAGGACTATTTGGGTGGACGGCAGTAGCAAATCGTCTCTCCTTCCGCACAGTCGCTGCTGGTACGGGCACGGAAAGAGACATTGAATTTGTCTCTGGCGCCAACGGCGGCCAGATCCAGATGCAGTCCAACGGCAACATTTACTTCAACAAGTCGAACACAGGTGGCCGTTGGCAAATTGACACTAATGGTATGTTTATTGCACAAACCGACAACGCTTTTGACATCGGCGCTAATGCGGCAACTCGGCCTAGAGATGCATATATCGCCGGGGCTGTTGTTCAACAGAATCTGAATTCTCTGGTCACGACGCAGTTCGATGCAACAACGAATACGACTCTGGCGAATATCACGGGACTTACTGCTACACTGATTGCCTCTGGAGATTATGCCTTCATAGCAGTATTGCATATTACGGCAGATGCTGTCGGTGGTTGGAAAACGGCAATCGGAGGTACCGCTACGGTCACATCGTTTGTCCAGCAGACAGAGGCCATCTCCGATACATCCAACTCTATCGCAGTCAGCGCACGGGACACGACCAAAGGCAACGCGCAATCAGCCGCCGTTGATACCAGCTATTACATCACCATCACGGGACGCATAAAGGTAGCTAATGCGGGGACGTTGACAGCCCAATTCGCCCAAAAGGTATCGAATGGTACGTCCAGTGTGCTCATCGGGTCGTCGTTTCTGGTCACGAGAGTGTCGTAACGTAACGGCGATTACCGCCTCGCCGCTCAATGCGGCGGCACACCAAAGGATAACCCATGCCCCTCACCCCGACTACTCCCCAAGCAATCTCTCTAGGTACCCCCATCAATTGGCAGATCACTTCCATCCTTATCAGCATTCCTGCCGTGGGATCGCCTACCGCGGTCATCCAGTTCAGCGGCTTTGATGCGTCGTCAAACGCACTTGTGAATTACGCCGCGACCATCCAGGACAAGCCCGCAGTAGCCGCTGTCATGTCTCCTGACGGCAAGACGGTTATCACTCCTGCAGTGCCAGCCGTTACCGATATGACGGCATTGATGACCGCTGCGCCTAAAGGAGCGAGCATATACGCTGCTATTAAAACCGCAGCATATGGTTATCTGCAGTCTAAGGGGTCGCTGCCGGCGGGGACGGTGAGTTAACCACCGCCTCGCCGCTCTAATGCGGCGGCACACATTATCTCAAGGTGAATTGTGTGCACTGCGTCCTCGTCGATAGGGATGGTGACCATCTCTTCTGTAGCGTATAATCCGCGTAGACCACAGCCAGACAGAAAGGGCGCTTCGCCGTCATGACAGAACCCGAGATGCAGGCCCAGATCAAGACCATTCAGCAGGAGCACAACGACATCGTTGAAACCCTGGTGGGCCAGAGGGACCAGGCCAACAACGGCATTGTCAAGCTGGAGGCGATGTTCAAGGCATTACGCAGGGCCGGGGAGGAAAAGGACAAGAAGATAGCGGAGCTGGAGGGCAAGCTGGCGGCGGCCGAGAAGATGGCGCCGCTGCCCCCCAAGCCGGCCAAGGATGCGGAGGACGCACAGATAATCCCCCCGGTAGCGAACGGCCACGACGAAGCGCCAAGGGCGAGTGCGTAGGGCGGGATAGCGGGAGGGGCGTGTCATCGCGACCACCTCGACGTACAACTTCAATCCCCCAACGTCGAATCTCATGATTTCGGCGTTTGCCCGTATTGGCATACGTCCACCCGAGATCGGCGCACAACATCTTTACGACGCCTACAATGAGTGCAATCTCACGCAAGTTGAGCTAAGCAATAAGGTCCCAAACTTATTCTTAGACGAGCTGTATACGCAGACACTTACAGCCGGTACAGCAACGTATACTTTGTCTCCTCACTTGGTGGCTTTCCAGGCGCCATATATCACAACAACGTCTGGTGGCGTCTCAACAGATCGTCTTATCTTTGCTTACAGTACATTTGAATATTCGGCCATTGCCAATAAATCCCAGCAAGGGCCGCCCACTGCCTTTTGGCTAAATCTTCTCGCTACTCCGCAGATTACTTTCTGGCCGGTGCCAGATGCTGCGGCAACGTACGTCTTCAACGTCAGGCAATTGCGCCAGGTGCAGGATGCCAGCCTCGCGAATGGGGCAACGGTCGACGTACCCTATCGTTGGCTGGACTGCTATGTCGCCAAGCTTGCCCATCGCCTAGCCCGCATCTACGCGCGGGATCTGGAGCCACAGCGCAAGGCAGACGCGGAGGATGCGTGGTCAGTCGCAGCGACCACGGATAAGGAGCAAGTACCTATTTACATTATGCCGTCGTTGCAGCAATACTGGGGAACCTGAAGATGCAGAAGGCTCCCATGCAATGGCTTTGGTCTATGTGGCCCGCAACAAGGTGAACGGGAAGCTATACATCGGCGCTACGCGGACTTCATTGGAACGCCGCGCCTATATGCACATCTGGAGTGCCACTTCGCCAAAGGGAATTGCCAATGCGCTCATCTTTGGCAAAGCGATTAAGAAATACGGCGGCGATGCATTCGAGTTCTCGGTACTTGAGGACGGCCTCTCCGAACGAGAGGCCGCAGATCGCGAACGCCATTACATTGCGACGCTGAGGCCAGCGTACAACATCCTGCTCGGCAAGTATGCGCCAAACGGCGCAAAGTGGACTCCAGAACGTCACGCCTACATGGCCAAGGCGCTTCGGGCGGCATGGACAGAGGAAAGGCGCAGGAAGCAAATTCCTCTAATGAGAGGCCGTAAGTGGACGGCCGAACAGCGACGCAAGACGCTAGCGACCAGGGCCGCAATGAAGCTGAACTTCCGGCCGGTCGTATGTCTGAACGATGGGCGCTGGTTTGAGGGCATAAAGCTAGCTGTCGCTGCCTACGGCGTATCTTGCAGTCGTATCTGCAGTTCTTGCAGCGGTCGCGAGGTGAGTGCTAACGGTCTTTTCTTTGCACACGCTGCGAAGCCCCTGACGCTTGAACAATGCAATACGATCATGGAAGAACGCAAGGCACGTCTGGGAGCACGCGTAGAGAAGCTCCGTCTATCTAGGTCGCGACCAGTCGTATGCATCACTGATGGGAAGGCTTATCCGAGCGGCAGAGCCGCAGCAAAACACTATAAACTTGCGCAGATGACTGTTGTGCAGTGCTGCAGAAACGGCGCCACTACAGTCAGCGGGCTGCGCTTTAGATATGCGGACAAGCCAGCTTACGTGAGACCTGTCAAGAGCGCAGAAGAACTTGCCGCCATCAAGGAGCGGCGTATGTCCGGTTGGGTACGAACGTGGGCTAAACAACGAAAGAAGGTCATTTGTATTGAGTCTGGCACTGTGTTTGATAGCATTGGTGATGCAGCGCGCGCTTGCGGCAAAACGACATCATTGGTTTCTGCGGCCATCTATAGGAACGGGCGCTGTGCTGGCCTTCATTTTCGCTTCCTTGAAGACTTCCTTCAGGAGGCATGAGGGATGGCCTACCGCTATCACCCCAAGAACACGGAAGTCGATTCCGACAATCCCCGGGCTTGGGCGGCGGCGGATTGTTGCGGCTTCCAGTGGCCACTCCATCAACTGCGCTGGCAGTATTCCTATCGCGGCACCACGACCCCGCAAAACACGCGCTTCCTGGTTTGTCCCAAGCACATCGACCCGCTAAATCCCCAGGACTCGCCCGTCATCCTGCCACCGGATCCGTTGCCGATCTATAACGCCCGACCGGAAAATTACACTTTGGACGAGGCATCGTTTTTGATCACCCAAGACGGCTCGATCATCACCACCGAGTCCGGGCTGGATCTCATCACCCCTGAACCACGCAACCCAGACGATTCGCCGCTAACCGTGCATCTGGCATGTGCGATGAAGTACCATCTTGGGTCGGTTGCTTCTGTGTTCCTAGACCTGTTCAACGGCAACCCGACGGGGAGTGCGGGGGTTTCCGTGCTGGCGGCGATTACCGGGTCGGCTACACGCACCAACATTGCCTCGCAGCTCACCACCACGATAACCACGCAGACCATCGCCACGAATACATCGCCTATTGTGGTCACTGCGTCCTCGTTGAGCGCTATTAACATCAACTACGCGGGGCTGTATAATGCGGCGAGCGGGGGGGCGTTATTGACGAGTGGTGTGCTGAGCGTGGTAGGGCCGCCCCCGTCGATAACGGTTGGGGCTCCGGTGCAGTTCGATGCGTTGGCGTTGAGTATCAACTTGACCTGATGCAGAGGGCTGGGCGTGACGACGCCGCTGACGACCACGATTACTGGATTGCCGGCGGCCGTGTCATTATCCGGCACCGAGCCATTGGCCATCGTCCAGGGCGGAACCACCAAGCAAGTCCCTGTAAATCTGATCACCGGGTTCGGCTCGGGGACGACGGTCCAGGCGGCGAATGCTCTCTACGCCGGGCCGACATCGGGGGCGGCGGCGCTGCCGGCGTTTCGGGCGGTC